CAATGGAAGCTGCCCGGCTGTGAAGGGATGGCGAAAACCGCCCTTGTGCAGATTGTCCCGCCAGACATCGCACCAACCGGGCGTCAGGGAAAGGCAAAAGGTTTCAGCCTGTGAAAAGCTGTAATCCTCGTAAACAATGGCTTCCGGAATCGAACTCGTTTCCGCATGAACGGCAATTGCCGTGGTAGTGCTGAACGGCCCGTCTGCACTGGCAACCAGTCGCGCACCGGTCGCAAGAATGCTTTGACCGGGAGAAAGCATTGCCACCCGATTGTTGTCGCCGATTGCCAGTGAAAATTCACTACCGAAATCCGTCCAGTTTCCGCCTGTTTCAACCTGCACCTTGAAGGTTCCGGTTACATCGGCGTCCACATCGAGCGTATCGATTGAAACGGCATTGATAGCGGTTTCGGCAAATACGGCCGTTTCAAGAACCACCGGAAAGACGGAATGCGGACCGGTTGCCCCGGAATCGGCTGCTGAAACCTGCGACATCTGGTTTCTGCCACGGCCAATCTGCCGGCTGCCCGGCAGTTTCCGGAAGCCGGATTGCGGAATCGGTTCAGCCCCCCGCATCCGGCGGCAGGCTGAATAATATTCCCTGATGTCCAGTCGCGGGTCCAGCAATTCACCAAATTCCCCCGCATTCATGGACGGCCTGAAAATCGCGGTCTTTGCAACCATCAATACCCCCCGTACCAGGGCCGGGACCGCCGGACGCCGGAACCTCCCGCCCGGGCATCCAGCAACGGATCACCGGAACGCAACGGGGAATCAGGCGGATTTTCTGCCAGGTCCTGGGCAACAAGCCTTCCGAACATGCCTCCCGGCATGGCACGTTCCCGTGGTGTGCCAAGCGCTTCGGTCAGAAACTTGTCTTCAAGTTCAGTGTCATGGGTTTCCGGCACGGAAAAACGTCCGGCCAGCAATACGGTAAAGGCTTCGCGCCAGGCAGCCGGCCACAATTCAGGCTCCTTTGCAAACCGCGCGGCAATCCACACATCCTTGCAATGGCTGAACAAGCGTTCGCCCTCTATCTCGAAATCGCGGATATTGGCACTTGGATGCTCACTGGAAAGGATTTTCCGGATAGAGCCCATCTTGTTGCCCGGTATGGCATGGGCATGGGAATACCCGTTTGGCCAGGGCTTGTGTTCCTCGATGCCGTTGGCCTGCTTGTCTATCAGGGTGCAGCGAACCGTTGCCTTCAGAAAATTCCATGTTGTGAAATTGAAGGCTTGCGCAAGCGTCCCCTCGTAAATCGTGTTGAGGCGGTGCATGCGCGGATCGTCGCTTTCCAGGTCGGCATTGAGGGTTATTGCAAAGCGCCCGAGCGCATCAGCAATGATTTTGGCCTTGTCAATCTGGTCAACCATGTCCGCGCATGCCCTTGTTATGAACCGGAAGCGCCGGTTTCTGCAGATGCGGTCACATCCCCACTGGCCGGAACGGTATCGATCCTGACGAGCAGAACATCCGCAGTGCCACCAATAACAGCGGAAACGATAACCACGTCTCCCGGCGTGAGCTGGTCACGGGCATCATTGAAAAACCCGTCTGCAATCACTGTCGCGACTGCATCGCTTGTTGCCAGGAAAAACAGGCTTACCTGTGTGTTGGTACCGGCAAGCGGTGAAGTACCGATCCGCACCAATGAACGTTTGTTGAGTGCCATGTTGATTCTACCTTCAAGTTGTTGGAATACCCGGGCCGTTCATCGCCCCGGGCCTTGCTGCTTTGATCACCTATGCAGGCAGTGCCAGGTCGGCTTCAGCAATGGTTTTGAGCTGCAGGCGCCGCACACCTTCCGGCAGGATGCCGACTGCGGCACCACCCATGCCGACCTTGCCAAGCCAGGGCGAACCTTCCTTTTCATGTATCCTGTTGAAGTCAGGAGCCATTTCATCCCAATTGGTTTCAACACCAATCGCATCACTCGCCCACATGTAGGTGAAATAATCCGTGGCACCGTCCTTGATAGACACACCGGACGCGTTAACGAAATATTCGTCAGGAAGGGTAAAATAAATGATGCCGCGATGGTTCTTGACCTGCATGTCACTCATCTGGTTCATCGGCAGGTCCTCCGGGCCAACCCATTGCGAATTGGAAAACTGCTTGTAAAGCATGAGTTGTTCCATCGCCATTTCCGGTACCGGACAGAAGATATTGTATTGTCCGTTATCGCCCTGCCCGCGAATGCCGGCCTTGTTGGCAATGAAAAATTGCGGAGTGGTTGCCTGCGTGGCACCCCCTACCTTCTTTACAGCTGTCACACTTGAAGCAAAAAGTGCCGTTGCATCCCATTGGATCATGTCTTCCTTGCGGTTGATGGCAAATGCCAGTTCTTCCGCACGGGTCTGCGTTTCGGAAGGCCCGAGTTTGGAGAGGTCTGGTGTGTAAATCCAGCTCGAAGCCTCATAGTCCCGCATGTCCACCGAAACCTTGTCACGGTTGGGGTTCATCGGCTTGACGTCCTGGATGGCTCCGGTCAGTTCGTATGCCTCACCGCGACCCGCAATCGGAAAGATAACCTTGGCTTCATTCACATCACCCCGCCGGGTTGTCCCGGCAAGGCGTTTTCCGCGCGCCTGCCTGATATGCGTAACCTTGGTTTTCATCTTTTCTGAAAACCAGTTTGGAGAGTTAGTCATGGCTCAATTCCTCTGTTGTTTGAGCGTTGCGTTCAAACTGTCTTGAGGCCGATAGAGCCGTCCGTTCCGTCCGATCTATTCAATGGGAAGTTCAGGACAGGTCGCACTCCAGTCAGTACATCCGGATCATAGGCACGGCTTATAGAGCGTTAATTGCCTAGTCAGGCAGGTCCTTCCACATGGCATCCGTGGCAGCCCGGAATTTCGGATCGTATTTCGGACTTGATGGGTCGTTTCGGGGGTCCTGCTCACGGCTGGAAAGTTCCTGACGAACATCGCCGCCGCCGCCAGAACCACCAAACAACGGTTGCGGGCGCGTGTCTGCCATTTTGCGAACGAGTTCGATCACCTGATGGCCCATCGCACGGTCGCCCAGCGTGTCCTGCATGTATTCAGCCATTTCCGCAGAAATGCCTTTCATTGGCCCTACCTTCGCCAGCCAGTCAAAATTGTCCTGCATCCGGGCATTGATGGCTTGCGACTGTTCGTCCGGCGACAGGTATTGCGATTCTGCAGGTAGCAACGCCTGACGTTCTGCCTTCACGTCAACCACATCACCCAGGATACCCGCTTCAACCCATTCCGAGACAACATCTGTCACAAACCCGGCAAATGCATCCTTTGACAAGCCGTGCTTGAGGGCAGCGGCCTGCGTTGTGGCAAAAACCGGATCGGTTTCAAGATTCGAAAGGTAAGGCTTGATATTGTCCGGCATGTCTCCGAGCACATATTCGGACGCTTCCTTGACCGTCTCTTTTTTTCCTTCCTTCGTCCGGTAACCGTTGATGGTCTTGGCCATCTTGTCGATGGTTTCCTCATTCGTGCTGCCGAACATGGTTTCCGGAATACCGTCTACACGATAAGGTTTCACACCCCCGTCACCTGCCTTGCCCCCGGGGTCAGCTTTCCTCCCGGGGTCAGCTTTCCCCCCGTCATCAGCTTTGCCCCCGGCATCAGCCTTGCCACCTGTTTCTTGTGCTGTCCCTTGCGACTGTCCTTCGCTGCCTTTGTTTTCACCACCGTCACCGCCACCACTGCCCGCACCTTCTGCATTGCGGACAGGTAGATACTTGTTCAAAAGGCCGTTCATGCTGTTTTCCTCTTCATCATTTGCCTGGTTGTTTTTCAGAAAGCGCCAGTCGCTGCCCCTCATTGACGGCACCGGCAATCATCATGAAAATTGAATTGCGTTCCTTGACGCGCGCCATTGCGAGCGCCTCCGCCTCGATGGATGCAAGCGCACCTGTCTCAAGCCGGCGCACCGTGATGTCACACAGAAATTCAAGGACCGCGCGGCCCTGCTCGGATTGCGACAGGCCGTAAAGGTATTTGGCAACGGTCGGACTGACAGATGATGCCTTTCCCGGATCCGCAAGGCTCATGATATTTGACGCCTGATCAAGGTCGGGACCTGCAGCACTTGACCGGGAAAGCAGGTCATCGACCGACAAGGTAGTTTTGGGGGGCAGCAGCGGTTTTGTGTCCATCATGCAATGGCCCCCTGTGCTTGTTGGTCTTGCGGGATTTTCGCCGCTTCAAGTGCATATTCCGCGGCAGTGGCAACAGCGATCTGCTGTTGTTTTTGCTGGCGGATGGCCTGACGTTCCTGATTGCTCGGTGCCAGACGGTGATCGATATCAAGAACCTTGCGCGCATCGGCCAGAACTTCATCAGCCTTGATGTGCTCGTCTGAATTTTGCGGACCGGCAATTGCGGTTACCATGTCAAAATAGGTCACCGAGGCTTCCAGCTTTCTGGCGTCCAGCGCTTGCTGCATTGGTGAACGGACCTTTGTCGTCACCAGCAATTCGTTCAGCTGCACAGGTGACTGGATATAACCCTGCTCGTAGAGGATTTCTGTTGCCCGTGGTGCAAGCACCGGCATGCTTTCCCGGCTCAAACGGCCAAAGGCACCGATGTTTGCATCGGCCCGGTCCTGAAGACTTGCGACGATCTGCGAAGCGCTGGGCGGCGTAAGCCCTTTTTGTTCCAGCCGGTTGTCAAGCAACAGCCCCTTGATATCATCACGCATGCCGTCAATCACGACACGCGCAATGTTGAAATTCGCTGTAGCGGGATCAAGGCGCTGCACATCCGGGCCAAACTGCCCACCGGTTGACATCATGGGCCAGAATTCACCAGGCCCCATGTGGGCCGTGTCCGGATTGAATGTGCCGCCGGTACGGTAACCCCATATGCCAAGCAGTTGTACGGCAGCCGAACGCAATGCCAGCTCCTGCGCCTTGTTCAGCGTCATGATGGTCGGCATGCCAAGCAGGATCGGCCCCCGGCCATATGGTTCCCCCGGGCCACGGAAATAACGCATCACGGCAATCGGTTGCGTCCGTGTACGGGCCTCAATGATGAATTCCGTGCAATATTTTTCTGTATAGGCCACCCATATCCAGCCGTGTGGGGTTTTCCAGAAGTCCTGGTATATTTCGAGCTCGTCATTGGGCTTGGACTTCAATTGTTCCATGAACGCTTCCGAGAAGCGACCGGTATCGCGAAAACCGTGATGGATTTCTTCAATGGTCAGCCTTTGCTTCCAGCTGATATAGGTCAGCCTGCCCCACAGGTCGCCCTTGCAGGCAAGGTTTTCAAAGGGAACATTGGCAAAGAACAAAGGTTGGTGCTTGTCACCATGCACCGGCATGATGGCACCGGTTCCGATACCAAGGTCCATGCACGCCTCATTGGCGGAAGTATCAAAATCACCGGACTGAAAAAAGGGATCAACGCGGTTGGCAATGCGCTGGTATTCTTTTTCGAGCACGATCAGCTCGCGCGCCTTGAGCTCGTTTTGCAACAGGGGGCCGGCCTCATATGTAAACTTTGAGCTGGCCGCGGGAAACAGGTCTTTTTGGAGATTGCCGGCAAAGTACATCGCCCCCATTGGAGCGGTCATGTCAGTCAGCTTTTCGATATCGAAAGTTGATGTCTTGCCAACATTCTGCCTGTGCGGCAGTGCGTAATCATAGGCATTCTGGATATACCGGTTCCAGTGGTTCCTTGTCTCCCAGACTGCCTTTGCCTTCACAAGTTGGCGGGCAACGGGCGTACCTTCATCGCTTGCCATGCCGGGTTATCCGAGAGTGCTTGCAGATTCGATGAAAAGGCGGCGCCCTTTCTTGACCTTCCTACTGCCGGTTTTCCGGGCTTCATCTGCCTGCAGGTCGGATGCGACACGGTCATTTGAAATTTGTCGCTCTGCCCTCGCCTTGGCGGCGGAATCTGCAGCACTGTTGTCTCGCCCGCCCGAAAAAAGCCCCGTCAACTGCTGTGCAACCTTACCCATGATAGTTCATCCTCAACCGTTTTCCGGTATTTTCACCGGCCTGAAAGCCCAATACTTTTGCCATTCGTTCGCCGGGTGAACCCGGATGCACGATGCAAAAAATGCTGCTGCCCGTATCCTTGACCAGTTTTCGCAACGTTAATTGCCCGATGCGGACCAGTTTGAGCATTTGCCCGGCAGCTTCAGGGGCGAAGAGCGAGCACATTTCAAAGGTTTCATTGTCCACCGGGTAAAACACCAGCGCACAAACCGGCGCAGATGCCGGGCCGGCCTCAATGCTGATCGAGCGCCGCCACTGCGCCGCAACCAGCTTGACTGACATCGAATTGCTGTAGCCATCCTTTGCCGCAAGTATCTGCAGGTTCATCAACAGCGCTGGCGACCGCAGTTCCATTCAAACATCCCATATCGATTTTCTGGGTTTGGCAGCCGCTTTCGCGCGGGTTAGCGAGACAATGTTGCGACCGCGCACAATGCCCGCAGCTGATTGCGCAACCGCATTGCCGTGATATCCATAAAACAGGTACTGCCAGGCATCATGGATGTGAGAATATTCGTTTTTCTCGACAACTACGTCATTGGTCCCGCTTTCAGATGATTTTTTGGTGAGGTGATATTGGGACACGAACCCCCGCAATGTCATTTTCAGCCGCGGATCGCAGATCAGGCCCGGCGTGTTCACGTCAACATCACGCAACTGCATTTCAACCGACTGGATTCGGGAAGCCGGATCATTGCTCAAGGTCGGCATGATCATGATACCAAGCGCATTTCCAACTGTTTGCATGAACGACATTTCACCGTTCTGGACATCAGCACCATAAAAGTTCGCCGGATCGCCCCATGCATTGGCAACCGGATATCCGGGAAAGTCCTGCAGCAAGACCCGGTTGATCATTTCGGCAAAACGGATGGCACCTGTTATCGGCACCGTTGTGATTTCCCGCAACAATCGCGCCTGGCCGGTCGGCAATATCTGGCCAATGCCACATGCAGGCGAACCACCGCCGTCAATCCCCAGCAACAATGGCACTCCGGGTACCGGTTCCAGCGGGGAATCTGCCTTGTGTTTCTGGATACTGAAGCTGCCGGCATAGACCGGCGTTCCCTTGTCAGCGCGCGCGGCATACTGGCCATGCACATTTCGCAGACTGTCAGGATGCTTGGGACCACCAAACGCATCTTCCTCTTCAGCATAGGTGGCACGGGTCTTGCCGATCCTGTTTTCAGCCTCCGCTGACAGTCCGGAAGGTTGTTGGAAAAAATTGTATCCCGGCCACTGGCCGGGGTTTTCGATATGCCGTTCATACGTCCAGTTGGCTTCATCCGGCGGGTTGTAATCGCCCATCACAATGCGCGGAACCTTGATCGCCTCAACACCGGTATCGGGATCCGTTTCAGTACCCAGACGTTCCGCCTCCCAGGGCTGGATTTCGGCCCTTGGCGGATAACGCGCTGTCCGGCCGTACATTCTGCCGGGCGCTGCAGGATCGATCAGGTCACATTCGTTCAACCATCCGGCCGTAATCTCGTACCCCTTGAAAAAACTGTCCAGATTGTTGGTGCCGATCGCACCGAATTCCATGTCCAGGATAATCGGTATCTTCGCATCAACCCACGTGCCACGCGGCCCCGGAACCTTCCGGATCGTGTCCCATTCCAGACCATGCAAAACCGGCCTGTCGATGCCCCCTGTGTAGTTCTTGTTGACGGGTTGCCGCGTGAAAGGCCCGTGTTTCGGGAAGAATTCATGCCAGGATGAAAGCGCCGTCTTGGCCAGTTCCCGATAGGTGTCACGGATCGCCGCGACCCGGGCATGGACTACACCGTGCGGATATTTGGGGCTGCTGTCCCTGCAAACCGCAAAATCCACCGCGGCATGCCGGACTATCTTGAACACGGTGCCAACCGTCTTGCCACTGCCCCACGGGCCCATGATGAAATCGAACGGCCCCTTGGATTCGATATAGGCAGCACACACCGGGCCCGGCGGCGTAAAATCAAAAATCCGGAATTTGCCTTCGCGGCGGGCATGATCCTGGTCAGACAAGCGCAATTCCCCTGAAACCCGGTCCCGGCCGGGGTGATAAAACCCGGTCCCGCGACCCATGCCTTCAAGATAAATTTCAGCCGGGCGGGTTAACTGGTCAAAACAGGTCGTGTGTGTGAGAGCCTCCGGAGAGGGCGGGGGGCGGGGTGTGCGATTTTTGAAAGTGGCAATGGATGGCTTGCGGCTGGTTGAATGCCCCGGGGTGGGGTCCGCCGCATGCCACGAAAACGCGCAAGGATACTCAAAACCGTGCTGCAAAATCATGGCCTGATGATTTTCAATCAGCCGACAAACTGGAATTTACTTATAAAATTCAGTTATTTATCTATTTTGTGCAACGGTTCTTTATCCTGTTGCACGGTTTCGCCTTCGATAACGTCTTGATTTTGCTCAATAAAGCCATCTGGTGGCAAACCTGCACTCATGGAACCTGAATGGTTGTTCTGTTGCACATTCAACGTGCCGATATTCATAACTGGCCGGACCTGCTCGGGTGGCGCTTCATCCGCTGTTTTCTTCGCATGCCAATATGGTAGCTGGTCACGCGCAACGGCCATTTGCAGTTTCAGCACTTCCAGCGGATCGTCTGGCAATTGTTCAAACAGCACATCGATATGTCGTTTGGGTACGCCATGCTTCTTCAACGCCTTCTGGTCCATCTTCCGCATCGCTTTGATCTGTTCGCTGGTGAAGCCTTCCCGCTCAAGATACTCGGCGGTCAGCTGCCGCCGCCAGGCGCCGACTTTGCGCGTCAGTTCCAGGGTGTCCATGTTGTAGATGGCCGCTCCTGCCTGCAATGGCGTGTTGTAGCCGCGTTGCATGAGAAATTGCAGAAGGTCGGTATCTTTCTTGTTCTTTGATCCGGGTGGCCTCCCCCGTTCCCGCTTGGCAACAGTCTTGTTTTCCGCTGGTTCAAGCGGCAACGGCAAAGCGCCATCGGGATCAGGCATGAACAAATCAGGCTCGATGGCGTCAGGATCGGTGGCCGATTCTGGCCCGGGCGCGGTTCCGGCTCGATCGGTGGCAGCTGCTGTCCGTTCGGGATCGGCTGGCGTTTCAATTTCGCCTGCGTGTGTGCCAGTCCAGGCTGGTAATTTGTGGTTGTCACTCATGCCGTTGATTATATTCGAATATTTTATTTGGTCAGCAGACAGGTGAAATTTTCCAGTTACTGCAAACAATGAAGCTGCCGCGATAAGTAACCGTGAAGTAACCGGAAAAACACAATAAATACATACACATAAGGTAAAAGTTACTTGGTTACTTGGTTACTAATGTTACGCGCACTCGCGCGCGCGCGTACGCATGTGCATGTATCCTGTACCGGCCCAAATTCAGTAACCAAGTAACCATACCCTGTAAATCGTTGATTTTATGTTGTTATTTCGGTTACTTGCCGGTTACTTCAAGGTTACTCAAGTAACTGGAGCCCAGGAGGCTTTCCCTGCACCCGAAATTTCATTCAGACTATCCCGGGTTCATGTCTGTTAAGTGCTTGCGCAAGTTTTCTTCGATTTCACAACATAACAGGTGTTGCGCAAGCGCCATTTGTTCCAGAACGGGCATGGGCAAGGGTTAATTGCTCAAGCAAACTGGGCATGGGAAAGCAAAAAAAAGGCCATGAAAATCATGGCCCTTGTTTTCAATTGTGTGGCTATTTTATGCGACTAGTTTTTCATCTTTAACAGCAGAACATTCCATGATGTAGTCTGCTGCGCGTTGCGCTGCCGCGGCTGCCTTGAAAATAAATTTCTTGTCATCCTTAAGGTGCTTGATCCAATGTTTCAGATACGCCGCTGACTGGTCAAAGTCGGGCAGTGCACCAATCTCCGCACTGACAAAGCATGACCCGATTTCTGCAATCAATTCCTCAAATGCATAATCTTTGGTTCCTTTGAATACTTTACCAAAGCGATCGAGGCGGTGGGTGGCACCCGTCCAGTGCGTGAGTTCATGCGCAAGTGTTCCGTAGTAAGCTTGCGGACAGGCGAACGTTTCAATGGCCGGCATTGTGATAACATCAGTTGCCGGTGTGTAGAAGGCGGCAAGGCCGGTTTGTCTCTTACAACCGGTCGAGTTGAAAAACCGTTCAAAATCAGCAATCGGTCGCGCGCCCTGATCGATCGGCCGTGCATAGAATTTTTCTGGTAGATCAGCGATCTGATCAGCATTGAAAACACGGTATTGCTTGAGGAACGGTATGCGTTCAATTTCTTCCGTCTCTTCGTTCTCTTTTTCCAGTGTGTTGTAATAAACAATCCCTGTTGATTTTTCGCCCTTCCGGACCTGTCCGCCAAATTCCTGTGCCTGTTTGTATGTGAACCAGTAGTCGGATGAATAACCGGCTTTATCGGAAGCCAACCAAAGCAACAAAACGTTGATGCCTCTGTAAGCTTGACCAGTAGAACGAAGGGGATAACCGGTAGCTCCAGACTTCCAGGGCTTGTGCCAAGGGGCTGTGCTTGTTTCCAGCGCTTCAATGATTCGATCTGTTACTTCGGATTGAATGTCTTTTGTCATTGTCTATTCCGTTATGTTGTGGGCTCCAGTGCCCTGTTGACAACATGATAATAGGGCCAATGGCCCTATATTGTCAAGCCTATCACAGAAAAAAAGACAAAAAAAAACCGCTAAGAGCGGTCTTTGAGTTTAAGTTCACCAGATTGAAGCCATCGTAAAACTTGGCATGCAATTGGGTTAGGGTTTCTGGCAGTAGATGATCCCGGGCTTGCCTCAAAGCGCCTTATCGTTCTGTCGTCAATATCCAGTATTTTGGCTAGTTGACGCATCGTCAAATCGAGGCTTTGCCGTGCTTCGCGGAATTCGCTGGGTGTCATGGCTGGCATAGCTTCCCTTTCCTGCATGCTGCGAAAGCTTTGTTTACTTTGCAACCTAATCAATCATCTGAACCTGCCTGCCATTTCTGGAAGGCAGCAAGATCAATCAACAAGCAATGCTTGGTTGTCAAACCTATTTTGACCTTGAAGCTGTTATTCGTCAGTCCTGGACGATCGCTCACGTTCCTGATGATGAAATTTGATGGGCCTTGCTTCAAAGCTGAACCCCACACTTCTCCGGCAA